AACAAACCAAAGCGTACACCTAGCCATGCCAAGAAGTCTCATGTGGTAGTGGCTAAAGAAGGTGACAAGATTAAGACCATACGCTTTGGTGAGCAGGGAGCAAGTACAGCGGGCAAACCTAAAGCAGGTGAGTCCGCTAAGATGAAAGCTAAACGTAAGTCCTTCAAGTCCAGACACGGTAAGAACATTGCTAAGGGCAAGATGTCTGCGGCTTATTGGGCTGATAAAGTCAAATGGTAATTAGGAAGTAAACATGAGTGCTAAAAAAACATACGAACGACTTAAAGGTAGGAATGATTTTGAATTTTATCTTTTTACAGGAAGAAACGTAACAAAAGAAGAAGCAAAAGAAGCAGGATACACGGAAGCACAGCGTCAGGGTTTTAATGCCGCTTTAGAGTATGGACGTAAGCAAGGCGGTGATGTTTCTTTTTCAGAAGATTTACAGGGCGCACTCAATAGACGTGGTTTAGGAACTAAAAAAACTAATGAAGACGGTAATAAAGTAATTACTGTTACAGGTAAAAAATAGGAGATAACTATGCCATACGGTAAAGGTACATACGGTAGTAAAGTAGGAAGACCACCNAAGAAGAAAAAGACAGCAGTTAAGAAAAAGCCTAAGAAATAGCTTGACATTCTTAGTAAAATATGTTATAATATTCCTATAGTATACTTAAGTATATTATATAAATTAACAATTAAAGACTGTCCTTAAAGGAGAAACAGTAAATGAGTGATAGAGAACTAGAAAAGTATTATCGTTCCTTTGAAGAGATGTTCCGTTCAGATGGTTGGAAGAACTTAATGGAAGACATCAAAGGAAGTGCTGATAATGTCAATTCAGTCGAAGCCTGTAAAGATGACAAAGACCTTTACTTCCGTAAGGGACAACTTGTAGTCATGGCTAATATGCTGAACCTAGAAGCACAGATAGAAACAGCTAAAGAACAGCAACAAGACGAAGTAGAAGTAGACGTAGACTAATGAGGTTTATGTTTGACTTCAAATGTGACAATGGACATGTCAATGAGAAGTTTGTAGACTCAGAGACAACTGAAGTACAGTGTCCAGATTGCGACTTAATAGCTAGAAAAATCGTTACACCTGTTACAATCAGTGGCGGAGACTCTTGGAAGGAAACACGGAAGTGGGCTAAGAATAGAGAGAAGCAGATTAAGTATGAACGTAAACATGGCGTAACTTTGTAACCGTAAGGACAACTCCTGACCATAGAACCCTTACATTTAATACACCTCCATAATGATATTAATCACGGAGTTTAATGATGGCAACACTAATAGATGAGCGTCCAGAAGACGTAGAAGAGAAAGACATTAACACCCTAGAAGAGACTGAACAAGACCCTCAAGTAGAGGAAACTCCTGAACAGACCGAACCAGAAGTACCTGAGAAGTATCAAGGAAAGACTACAGCCGAAATAGTAAGGATGCACCAAGAGGCTGAAAAACTCTTAGGTAAGCAAAGTTCTGAAGTAGGTGAACTTAGAAAGGTTGTCGATGACTACATCCAGACACAACTCACCGACCAAGAAACACAAGCAACAACCGCTGACGAAGAAATAGACTTTTTCTCAGACCCCGACAAGGCAGTCGAAAGAGCGATTAATAATCACCCTAAGATTAAAGAAGCTGAAGAAGTAACTAATCAGTATCGAAAAACAACAGCAATGACTCAGTTGCAAAGCAGACACCCCGATATGCAGGGAATTTTGCAGGATGAGAAGTTTGTTAATTGGATTAAGGGTTCTAAGATTAGGACAAAACTCTTTGCACAGGCAGACCAACAGTATGATTATGATGCCGCTGATGAACTCTTTTCCTTATGGAAGGAACGTCAACAGGTAGTCGGTCAAACTGCCGCCTCTGAGAAGCAAGAGCGTAAAAGGACTGTTAAAGCCGCATCTACAGGCAATGCCCGTGGTAGTGGTGAACAGTCAGCTAAGAAGGTCTATAGACGCGCAGACATTATTAAACTTATGAGAACCGACCCAGAAAGATATATGGCATTGTCCGATGAGATTATGCGAGCATATCAAGAAGGGAGGGTTAAACACTAATATTATTATTTAAGGAAGTATTATCATGGCTACATCAACATATCCCGCACAAGGCGGCACAGTAGACAACACTAGCGCGGCTACTTTTATCCCAGAAATCTGGAGTGACGAAGTCGTTGCCGCTTATCAGTCTAACCTTGTACTAGCACCACTAGTTAAGAAAATGGCAATGACAGGTAAGAAAGGCGACACTCTTCACATTCCTAAGCCTGTTCGTGGCACAGCTAACGCTAAAGCCGAAAACACCGCTGTAACTATTCAGAACGCTACTGAGTCTGAAGTACAAGTAACAATCGACAAGCACTTCGAGTACTCACGTTTAATCGAAGACATTACTGAAGCACAAGCACTTGCATCTCTTCGTCAGTTCTACACTGGTGACGCAGGTTACGCTCTAGCTAAACAAGTGGACACTGACTTGTTTGCTCTAGGTAAGTCTTTCGGTAACAACAATGCCGCTTATGAAGGCACAGGTTCTTACTTCATTGACGGAACTAACGGTTTGACTCAGTATACTGATGACACTGCTAACGGTGCTGTTGACGTATTTACTGATGCAGGTTTCCGTGACTTGATTCAAAAAATGGATGATGCTGACGTACCTATGGACAATCGTTGTCTTGTAGTACCACCATCAGTTCGTAATGCAATCATGGGCATTGACCGTTATTCTTCAAGTGACTTCGTAGATGGTCGTGTTGTAAACAATGGTCAAATCGGTAACTTGTACGGTATTGACATCTTTGTTTCTTCTAACTGTCCTGTTATTGAANCNGCGNGCGAANAACNCTGCAAGTGCTGTAGACCTTAAGCAAGCTATGTTGTTCCACAAAGATGCTATGGTTCTTGCCGAGCAACAAGGTGTTCGTTCACAGACTCAGTACAAGCAAGAGTTCTTAGGTTCTCTTTACACTGCTGATACTCTATACGGCACTGCGGTTCTTCGTCCAGATGCCGCTTTCAACCTAATGGTTGGCGCATAATAGTAGTACCTAAGGGGCTTCCATTCGGGAGTCCCTTTCCCCTTTCTTTTTTTACCATTATAGGAATTGTTTATGGCTATATTCAGAGGTGTAGGTGGCTCAGGAGATTCATCTGATAATTCCTTCTTAGATGAAGTTACTGCACAGGCGCAATCCGCAGAAGCATCAGCAACTGCCGCGGCTAACTCAGCTACGTCCGCCTTAAACACAGAACTAACTTCAGCTTCCTTTAATACGTCTAATGGTGTATTGACACTAACCAAACAAGATGGCGATACAGTCACAACCGACCTTGATGGTCGTTTTTTATTAACAGAATCTAATGACCTGAGTTCATCAGTAACTTGGGCTAATGTTCCAAACGCTAATATAACTCAATCTAGCGTTACACAACACCAAGCGGCACTTTCTATAACTGAGTCACAAATCAGTGACCTACAATCTTACTTAACATCCTACTCAGAGACTGACCCAGTGTTCTCTGCTCATGCCGCTTCTGATGTAACATCTACTAAGATTACTAACTGGGACAGTGCATATAACGATAAGATAACAGCAGTTAATTACTCTGGCTCAACCTTAACCCTTACTCAGCAAGATGGTGGTACGTTAACTACTACTATTAATGGTGCTTTAGGCACATCTTTAGTTTACAACGGAACTACTAAAGCAGAAGCAGTAGCCACAGGTATAAACGTTACTGGCAAAGTGACTGCAGACGATGAACTCAAAATTACAGCATCATCTGGGTATGGAAGAATTGAAGTAGGCGGTACTTCTGGAGCATTTTTAGATTTAAAATCACCTGATTCAGATGACTATGACGTTAGGTTAATAACTTCTGGTTCAGGCGGTATACTTAATGTTGCTAGTGGAGAATTTGTTATTCAGCGAGGTGGCTCACAAAGACTAGCCACAACATCCACAGGTATAGACGTTACTGGCGGGATTACCGCATCAGGCAACGTAGGTATAGGTACTGCTAGTCCTTCGGCTAATCTTCATGTTTCATCTTCAGGTGACACCATAGCAAGAATCACATCAGCAGATGGCAACAGTGCATTCTTAGACTTAGGTGATGCTTCAGACCCTGATGGTGGGCGTATTGTTTACGACTCAGGCAGTAACTTATCACTTTATACTGCTTCTACAGAACGTATGCGTATTGACTCATCAGGCAATGTAGGTATAGGTACTAGTACCGTTTATGCTGACTTACAAGTGCATGAAACCAGTGGGGCTAAACTATGGATTACTGCAAACGGAAACAACCCTAGTGATGCAGGTAGGTTACGTTTTGCCGAACAAAAAGACGGCTTTAACTACTTTGAGTTTAAGCACGATGGCAGTGCTAATAAACTATCTTTAGACACTACCAATGGTACTTTAGCAACCTTCGATAGAATTAATCAAAGGGTAGGTATAGGTACTGCTAATCCTAGCTATAGGCTACACGTTGATGCGGGTACCGATACAGCAGGTGGAGCAAAGATAAGCAGAACTAAATCTGCAACTGATGACAATGGTATTTTAACGCTTACCAACAATAGTACAACAGGGTCTAACTCTGGCTATATGTTAATGTTGTCACAACTGTCTAGTGCATCTCCGAATGCTGAAATCCTTAGAGGTGGTATAGGGCTTACTAAAAATGCAGGTGGTAATCAATTTACATCCCCTTATATATTCCATGAAAGCACTGCAACAGCAGGGGCAGGTGTTAAGGTAACTCATTCTAGTTACACCCCTAGTAGTGGGCTACACCCATGTACTACTGACGGCTCGGCAACAAGCGGGACTTTCAACTTAGGGGCAACCTTTGCTAAATGGGCTACGGTATACGCTACCACAGGGACAATTAACACTTCAGATAGGACTGAAAAGCAAGACATTGAAGCGTTAAATGATGCAGAAACAAGAGTAGCTGTAGCAGTTAAAGGGTTATTGCGTAAGTATCGTTACATTGATGCTGTTGCTGAAAAAGGTGACAATGCACGTATACATTTTGGTATAATCGCACAAGACCTACAGGCGGCATTTGTAGCTGAGGGATTAGACGCAGGAAAGTACGCTATGTTCTGCTCTGATACTTGGTATGAGTATGAGGGTGAGGCTTATCCTACACAAGAAGAAGCACCTGAAGGAGCAACAGAAGTAACTAAACTTGGTGTTCGTTATAGCGAACTACTAGCATTTATAATATCAGCCATATAAGAGGGCATTATGAACTTTTCAATTTCAACATTAGAAAGCAACACAGACGGTGGAGTCATCGTAGCACATTGGCAAGTAAATAAAGCCTCTGGCGAAAACGTAGCTACTTCATACGGAACTGTTAGCTTTACCCCCGATGCAACTGCTGACGGCTATGTGGCTTATGACTCACTGACTGAAGCTAATGTAATCGCATGGGTACAGGGTGCTTTGGATACAGATGACCTTGAGGCATCACTAGATGCTAATCTAGCAGAGCAAGCATCACCAACAATACTTACAGGGAAGCCGTGGTAAACGGGGAGATAGTTATGACTCAAGAAGGGAAACAAGTTTTAGACCTAGCCGCGGCATCCACTGGTATTCTGTCATTAGCGGCTTGGTTGCCACCATTGGCTAGTCTGTTTACTATTGTATGGCTAGGTATTCGTATCTGGGAATCAGACACAGTACAGAACCTACGTAAGTGATAAGACTATTTTGTTCACTAATGATGTTGTCAATAGCTACTTGGGGTGACAACTTGCAGGAAGGTTCTTTGAATACCTTTCATGGGGACAATAGTACAACAAACAGTAACAATAAAACAACGGATACATCAACAAGTAACACATACAACGGAGCAGGAAGTAGTAGCGAGATACCAGTAGGCTCTGCCATTAGTCCTAGCTATATGTCAAACGGTATGGACACTTGCCTTAAGGGTTCAGGTGGTTCTTTACAAACAGTAGGAATAGGGTTGTCAAGCGGTAGTTACGAAGTAGACCCTAACTGTGACCGTAGAAGGGACGCTAAGTTGTTATCAGACTTAGGAATGAAGGTAGCCGCAGTAGCCCGTATGTGTGAAGCAGTAGAAGTATGGAAGAGTATGTTCTTGTCAGGGACACCTTGCCCCATACTGAGCAACGGTAAGTTAGTTGTTGGTAAACGTGCAGTATTAATAATGAAGAGACAACCAGAAGTATATATACCTGACTACACAGACAATACCGAATGGTATAACACTATACTAAACATTGGAGGAGAGGACACAGATGAAGAAGATGATATTATCTCTGTTAGTGCTAAGTTCCGTCGTAGCACACAGCAGTGAGTTAGACAACCTAATCGACACCTCCAACGCTATTGTTGACCAGATAGACAGAGGTATTAAACTTGTAGGTGCGGCACAAGAGTACTCCTATACAGGCTCAGGGTTGTCAGATGGTACGTTGTCAAGCACAGCGCACATCAGTGCAGAACAGCTACAGGCGTACAACAACGCATTGTCTGGTATGTCTAACTATAAAGCCTTTGGTGACTTACAGACTGTACTTGAGGAAAAAGCATACACTGAGTTGGACATGATGGATGAAGCCATTGGTGTATTCACTGAAGTAGTAGTTGACATGATTGCTGTACAGGAAGTAGCGGAAGTAGCAGAGTCAGCCTCTAGTCCTCAAGAGGAAGCTGAAGTACAGACTTTTGTAGAGAGCAACATAGAAGTATTAACAATCAGTCAGGAAGAAGTAGATACGTACAACACCAGTATAGATGACATTGAGACACACGCTAACAACGCTAGTGCATTTCTAGCGGTAGCGGGTAACAAAGAAGCTGTAGAGTTCCTAGAGCAAGGCATAGAGAATGCTAATACTACAGCAGAGCAGACTAACATCTTTTATGATGCTAACGCTCAGTGGGTAGCTATGGGTTACAACACTACTAGAAACCTTACAGCAGTTTATCTTAACGGTCAGAACTTTGGTTTAGACTTGTATGCGACTGAAGCTGACATACTAGCATTAGGTAGCGAGTCAGAGTATTATTTAACTGGTCCTACGGCTCAGAGTTATGATTGCTTTATGAATGAAACTAACTGCGTAGAACTATGAGCCTAGAGAAGTCAGAACTAAACATTAATGGTACGTCATTCAAAGGTGTGTGGATTGCCATTGTGATGACCATAGGTACAAGCATTGGTGGGACTGTCTGGACTGCATCTAGTTTGTACTCAAGACTGGAAGCATTAGAGTCTAAGAAGATACCCGATATAAGCCCCTTACGTGAGAATCTAGGGACTTTAGGCACAAGGTTAGATACCCTACTAAGTCAGCAAGAAAAGCTGTTAGAACTCAATACAGACGTTTCTAAGCTAGCTAATGAGATAGAGGCTATGAAAGGTACGGTAGCTAAGGCTGAAATAATAATAGAAGACATTGGCGATGTTGATGGTAAGATAAAAACATTGACTAAAGAGGTAGAGGATTTATGGCAAGGTATGGATTACTTGTCTAATCCCCTTAAGTGAGGCATTTATGATACAACAACTAATCGGACCTGTTTCAGGTTTACTTGACAAATTCATAGAGGATAAAGACAAGAAGAATGCTATCGCCTTTGAACTTTCGACAATGGCTGAAAAACACGCGCAGGAACTTGCGAAAGCGCAACTTGAAGTTAATAAGACAGAAGCGGCACACAGAAGCCTGTTTGTGTCGGGTTGGAGACCTGCTGTTGGTTGGACTTGTTGTATTGGACTTGCGAGTCAGTACATTCTTATCCCGATGGCAAATTTTGCGCTTGC